TTTAAAACATATGAAGCTGTTTGAGCTGTTTGAACATATGAAGCTGTTTCTGCAAAACTTGATGAAGTTGCAAATGATGAACTTTCAACATATTCTACAACATACGATGCGGTGCCAATTAAATTTCCATAAATACTGCCAGTAACATCTAAAGAACCAGATATAGAAACTGTTTCTTCTACATTTCCTGTTAATACATCATATAAATCTGATACAAAACTTGCAGAAATTAATCCGCCAGACGTAATTTGTGATCTGTTATTAGATAATACACCCATGATTGTATATTCCTTTTAGTATAAATATACGTGTATTAATAACTTACAACTCGTCCGCGAATGTCTTGTTTAGGAAACTTAACTTCAAAAATACTAGGATCTAAAGATGGATAAATTACTCCATTGCGAGTAGCTCCGGCTAAATCATAAACATTTCCAGAATAACCAAAATCAGAATCATATAAATTAATGAATTTAACACCTACTACACTTTGAACGCCTTTCACATTTGCAATCATTGTAGTTACATCTGATTTCATAATAGGTTGATTGATTTGCCAGCGGTCAATGTTAAAATAATCCGTTACTGTAGAAATGCATTTCAATAAAACTTCATTGCTGTTATAGTTTGGAAGCACGGTGATTTCAAAATCTACACCTATATTGATAATAAATGCATCTTTAATGTTTACAGCATCTGTTAATATGCGATAATAACCTAAATACGTTTTCAAATTTTCTTTAACTGCTTGATTCAATTCAGTTAAATATTTTGATTCATCATATCCTAAAACATACATATTCATTGCTAATGGATTTGCAATACGTGTATCTAATGATTCTTTTTGTGAAATTTGATCGTCTGGAACAATGTATACCTTAGAAACAGATCCAAATTTAGCTGGCATTGAATAAGCTCGAACAACATAATCTTCTCTAGTTACTAAACGGTTTTGAGTTGCAAAATACGCCATAGCATTATTTTTAATGTCTGTCACACTTTCTGCAGATTTAGCACCTGATGCTGGATCTGGATTATTAACAGCAACTGTAGTCTTCACAAAATTAACCATGGTTGCATTGTTTGTGGAATTGATATTATCATTATATGATATTACATCTAATTGAGTTATAGTATTTGCAGCAACATTTTCTGTGATACCATTAGCTACAACATATGTTACTGTTAATGTGGTATTTGCTGGTGCTTGTCCGTAAGTTCTAGTATATAAAAAATTTGCAGGATCGATATCAACATCAATTGCCCGGCGAAATCCTGCTAATCCATTTCCTACATTGTCTGGATTTGGAACAATTTCTTCATCATTATTAAATGATACGCCAGAGCCGAACTGCATTTCTAAAAGATTATCATTTCGCAATCTAGTAACAAAACGTTTTGCAGTTTTACGTAATTTAAGCAAACTAGGTGATGAAGATCTAAAAGCAGATAATTCTGGATCATTTTCTACAATATTCGGAACAGATTCAAATACGGTATCTTGAGCTAAATAAGGAACTTCATACCAATTATCGCCATCTGATTCTTCTACTGATAAAATTTCAACAATATTGTTATCATTCAATAACACTTTATCATATGCAATTGGAGAGCCAAATGTAAATGTTTGTGTACGTATTTCTCCAGAAACTGCTTTAACTTGTTTTTTCAATAGAAAATATGTTGGTGTTTTTGTCGTAGGATCTGCTTCATAAACAGAAACTTCAGTTGGATCTAATGATGATGAAAAAGAAAAATCTATTGAGTCTAAAGATCTAAACGTAACATTTCCTGATTTAGCTCGTAAACTGTTAATAGAAAGTGCGTAATTGAAATCAGGCGTTACATTCACACCAGAGCCAGATGCTGGCACAAGTTGAAATACATCTAAAGTTGCAGTTGCCGATGTTACGGTTTTTGCCTTGTATCCTAAAGTTGCTGCAATATCAAATATATTTGCTTGCTCTGTTGCTTGATTCATTAAAGTTTCGCGAATATTTGTATCTGCATAGAAACTTAAAACATCTCCTACATATGCAGCCATTTCAATAAACATTCCACCTGGAGATGCTTCACTAAAATCAGTGTATGTATTCGGAAAATATTGTTTAGCAAAATCAATCAAGTTTTTCTTGAATTGCCCAAAATCTTTACCTAAATATGATATTTCTTTTTTTGTTTCCATGAGCTCTTTCTTTAACTAACAATTATTGCTCCAGTTTCTGTTCCGGTAATTGTAATTTGTTGTTCGAATGTTGATCGATCTACAGTAAATGTTAATGTTATTTTGATATAATGTTCAAATGTCGGATCATCTTCTGCTGTTATGATTTCAAATTGTTGTATGTTAATATACGGTAAAAAATTTGCTACTGCTACATTTATAACCGTTTGAATTTGTTCTTTTGCAATCGCAGTATTAGGTTCAAATACAATACGTTTTAAATCACAACCGAATGTTGGATTTTCATATCGTTCACCTGGAAATGTTAACAATAAATTTTTTAAGTTATTAAGAGCTTGTGTATCAATATCTGTAATAGTTTCGAATACTCCTGGCTTAGAAAAATTTATACTAATTCCAAGAGGAGTATCAACATTTTGAACTACAGTGCCACTAGATACAACAACATATGACATTACTTAATTCCTTTTTTCTTATCAATTGCTTTCATTAAAGCAGAATAATCTCGTGTAATAGCCTTTGCTACAACCGGATCAACTTCTAATACTTTATCTGTTTCCGGGTCATGCATTACTTGTGTTTTAGGTTGTTGATTTGCACGAAGCATTCCAAATCCTTGTGCATCTGCAGATGTAAAGCTCAATGTATCAACATCTTCATTAACTAGTTCTGCAAAACTAGATATACCCGTGCCTGATTCACGTAATGATGGCGTTTCATTTAAAATATCAGCAAATCCTGTTGATTTGAATTGAACTTTATTTTTAACTGGCGGCTCTGGTATTGGGTTGGACACGCTACGTTGTTTTCCAATATGCGTTGTAGATGTCATTTCATTAATAGTAGATTGTAGGCCTTCGCGAAGAATCTCTGTTAATTCTTCTTTAATAACTTCACGTACGGCACTTTTTAGTGCTTTTATCAATGTTTTAGAATCCATATGATATCTTTTCTTATAAATATTGAGATTAATAGTTTATGCCCGTTCCCCATGATTCTGAATCTAATTTAGGGCCGTATATCATTTTATTTAACGTATCTATATAATAATCACCTAATTTACCCAATGCAGAATCCGGTGCACCTTGTTCTTGATAAACGCGACTCGGAGCTTCTATTAATGATGAAAGTAAATTGCGTTGTTGTTGAACTAAAGATTCAATTGTATCTGATCTTTGTTGCAAATCTTCATCAGACACATTTAATTCATTGTAAAATTCAGATGGTAATAAATCATTGTAATCGTCAATTTCATCTCCTAATTCATCAACTCCGCCGCCTAATTCATCAATAACAGATTGTGGTAATTCTAATTCATCTACATCACCGTTACATGTTTCTGAAATGCGTTGGATTGCACTAAGTAATGGAGGTACAATTGCAGCAAGTTTTGTTGTTAATGTTTCCGGAATTGTTTTGAATTGATCTAATGATGCAATTGCATTTGCTATAGTTGCATCTTGTATTGCTTGTAATTGTTGAGCAATGAATAATGGTGCAGTGACCGGATTGGATAGTTGTGCAACTGCGATCGCTGCTTTTACAGAACTAGCCGTACTAACTAATGTTTGAACGGTATTAACTGTAGTTTGTATTTTAGGTACAATTTCTCGTAGGTTTGTTATTTGCTGTTGAATACGTGTTAATTCATCTTTGATTTTTTTAACTTCTGGATCGTCACATGATGCACCGCGCGGAAGTTTAATTGAATCTTGTACAGTTTTATTTACTGATTCAACAAGACGATCAGTTTGCAAATTAACCTGTTTAACTAGTAGATTAACTCCTTTCCCGGGTAGTTTAGGGACAATATCAAATGGAGGTGTTAAAGCTGACATGATGTAACCTTAATATGTTTGGTAGTTTATAAAATATTTAGAACTAAGTAGTTTTTGTAAATCTCGTTGAGCAGATTGA